TCCACCACTCCGGTTGTTTACGTCTGGTCCATTCCATCTTGAACCGATCTTGTTTAGTATGATAGAACATACGATATGATTTTACAGGGTCATCTGGAAACATACATTCTGGATTAGATTTCATAGCCAACTTAAAAGGGGTCATTGGTCCATCAGGTATGTTTCTAGGTGGTGACTGTATCTGCCAAAGAAGTTCCCTTGCAGTCTTTGTATTCTTGTAAGGTTCCTTCTCTGTTGCATACCTATATGTATACTCGTCACAAAGAGCCTTTAGATGTTCCCAGTGCCAACGATAATTGGCAGAACTCTCCATGGTCCATACAGTGCAAGGATGTTTGTGATGAACGGCTTTATAGTAACATAGTTCGGCCTCAAGGTCATTGTATGGACCTTCATATAGATCATAGTAGTCAACCATTCGTTTACCGGATTTGGAAGGCCTTCTTATCTTTTTACCATCCAACATACGATGAGCAGTTGACAACATTTGACCGGACTCAACAATCATCTTTACAACATGTTTATCACATTGCATTTGAGCCGCAATAACTGGATCTTGATGTAAAACAAAAATATTCATAGTATAGGTACCACCTTCCCTCAATCAATAACTATATTATTATAACACATAATCCAGATCTTGTAAACAACTAATTTAAGCTGGTTTCAAATCTCCTATGGTTTTTAGTACAAAGTCTCGTTTCTTAAGAATCTTCTGTGCTCTTTGGGTGAATCCCTTCTTCTCTAGTTTACGTGCGTAGATCTCGAGTTCTGCAGAATCTTTTTCCAAACGTTCTATTTGAGCTAATACCATTAGTAGTTTTCCTATGAAAAAAGAGCATATGCGGATGCATACACTCTTGGTTAGTGTTAAAAGAGAATTGTTATTTTTAGTCGCGCAACAGACCAGGAAAGGCCTCCTGTACTACGGGCCTGGTTAGACCCTTTGGTGTTTTCTTGTTGACCATATCAATGACCAACTTGGCATCCTCTGGATGAATACCCTCAAGTATACCTATGAATATTCTTTCACGTTTAAACTTAGGCATTTGGCCACCTTTACCACCCACGGCAAAGTAAGCAAACTTTGTGTTTTCTCTTAGAAGATTTGCTGGATGGTTGTGTGGTTCAGATGCTGTATATGGTGGTGCACCTTCTGGTAAATCCCATTTAACAGTAGTATCCATTGAACCACGGATTATGTCCTTTAATGCCCAGGTTTCATTCTGTTTTAATACTTTAATTTTGTCTGCCTTTGTCTTGGCTTTTGCAACATCGGACAGAACTTCAAATACATATTTAGCCATTATATCAGTTCCTCTACGGATTCAATCATTTGTTTCATACCTTTATTTATAAGATAGGGAAACACTTTACCCTTGTTATGCCAAGGATCCTGTGAATTAAATTCTTCAATAATTTGACTTTTTAGTCGGTCAGGAGTTTTGGTTAGGTCAATGAGTGTTTCATTGCGTTGGTAGTTACGATACCAGGATGCGGCATAGAGTAACTCACCATCTGCAAGGTCCTCCTTGAATGCCTCCTTTTTCTTTTTGGATAATGGTGTCTGCCTACGACCATCTACAAACACATCATCATCTGACAATACATTTGGTACACCATCACCTGCATCACCAGTAAGGATCTTTTCAATGAGGTTGATCTTTGGGTTGTCATCCACAACTGGTTTTTTAAGCAGTGGTGAGAATTGTTTTACGTTAGGATACTGTTGCAGTTGTTTGAAATCATGGTCAGCAGACACAATCATTATGTCCTCGTATTGACCAAACTCTTGTGAGTTTGCAGCCAATGTGCCGATGATGTCATCTGCCTCACATTCATCAATCTTGATAACCTTGTAAGGAAAGTTTTCCTTGATTTCCTCCTGTACCATATGTAGGATACGGAAGGCCTCCTGCCAATCAAAACCCGAATCGTCACGGCTTTTCTTACGATTGGCCTTGTACTGAGGATAATAATTCCTGCGCCAGTTATTACCGGCATCAATGGCAAGCACAACCTCACCATATTGTTCCTTGAACTTTGTACGATACATACGAATTGAGTTGATCATCATATGCCGTAACATATTTTCATCATTCACCTTATTAACAGCAATGGTGGCAATTGCAATACCACTGAAATCAATCAATATCATTATATAGCTCCTTGGTAGTCTTGTTTATATCTATTCACGGATTTTTGAAACAATGTTTCTGAGTAACTATCTTGTTTCTGCCAAAATTTTATTTTACGGTTACAGATGTCCAATTCACGCGCGGCCTGGACTTTTTCCCTACCACGGTCACTATTTGTAAGTATGAATTTTAGAAAAAAGTAGTTCTCGAGATGTTTTTCCAACATTTTATTGGCATTACATTTGGTGGGATTGAATGACCCTGTAAATTTTTTATCCTCGTCATAACAAAAGAACATGATGTAGCTCCATAAATTTCCATTATGGTATATTATATCACATTCTATTCGGATTGTAAACCCCTAATATGTTTGCTATGAATTTTACAGCCGATGAATTCGTTGTAATAGTCATCTCTTAATAAGACATCATGGTCGAATTGAAGCTTGGCCTCATAATAAGACATCTCACCTTTTGTTTTGCAGAGTCTCAAAATGTCTCGTCTATAGTTCTCTATTCCATTAGATTCAACCAGTGCTTGGACTTCCTTGTTCGAGCCGAAGTACTTCCTCCAGTCAGATTCCACTCGTGTCCGAACCCGTCTGTTTCTTTTTGAATTTTTTGGTAATACTTTCGGCCGCCAGAAGTTCTTTTTACCGATATACTTCTTGCCCGTATCCAATTCAGTGATGAGGTAGACAAAGCCTTGATATTCCTCAGGAGTTTCATCATATTCTTTACTTTCATAATACCACATAAAGGTATTTATTCTTTATCGTAGTAATATTCTTCTGTGTCACCCAAACGATATTTGTTACCAACCTCAACCTGATAGAACTCTGTTGATACCTTAAAGTCTGGCATCATTGGATTTTCTGGTGTCAGTGAATTATCATATACCCTCATACGATTGTTTGGATACAATGCATACTGGCCATTCTCAAGTTCAATCAGGTTAAATGATTTGTGTTCTTCCGGCACTTCGGATGTTGAATAATCAACCTCATCTGTTTGTGCATGGTAGTTATCAAGTGTACAGATATATGTGCCATACATGTTCCCTTGGTCACGAGTACGAATCTCAAAATCCATTGAACCAATAAACTGTTTATAGATTGATGTTACACCATAGTCCATACAATTCCAAAACTGTAGGTTAGGTAGTGTAAGATCTGGTGTTGGTGTTTTTGGCTCAGATACAAATGCACTAATAGGTAACTTATCGTACAGTGCACCATAATGAGGTAGGAATGTTTCAAAATAGAATGCTCGACCTGGTATTGATTTTGCTGTAACCCAATGCCCTTCAACAAATTCACCGTGACCACTTTGATGGTCCATCAAAAATTCTTTTCTTACATAGACTTTATTATTTGGTAAGTTACATATCAGTGTCGACATCTAATTCCTCAATTTCTGCCCTTCGGCCACAACATGGGCAAAACTCAGGTTTTTCACCATTATCAACCAGAACTATGGTGGTGGTATAACACTCTTCACATTCTATTCGATATTCGTTTTCCACTTGATTCCTTTATCTCTTTTTTTCTTTCATCGGTTGCAGTAAACCACTCACGGATCTCATTCTGTGTTCTACCACAACCGATGCATGTTTTATCTATTAATGTGCAAATTTTTACACAAGGACTAGAAATCAATTTCACAAGCTCCGCCTGCACATGCAGCTGCGGCTAGAGTATCCACATCGGTGTATACCTTTTCTGTGAGATCATTTTCCCAATCAATGGGCTTTAGGTTCTTTTGGATCTTGTTCCATTTATGTAGGAGATATGCATCCTTCAAACAGTATTCTGTTTTCTTCATGTCACCATCCAGGTAGTTCTCTGCAAACCTTTCATAACGACGAACCCAATCTTTCTTTGCAGAGTTCTCTGATGATTCAAGAGATAGATCCTCACCCATACCATTTGCAGTAGCACAGGCAGTCCATAGGTTATCAAATACTTTCATGGCATCCACAACCATACCTGATGCAAAGATTGCACCCTGGTCATATTTGTTTACCATCTCATCAGCTGTGATAACCTGTGTGTTTGGTGCTTGGTTGTAGTCCTTGTCCCCTGTTGGTGCAAGGAACGAGATACCAGAGAATGAATATCTATTTTCAAAGACATATTTCTCTACATCATCCCAATCATCAACGATGATGGTATTGGACACATTATGGCGAACACCTTCATCAGCACAAAGTTCCTCATTGGTTCCTTCAACGACCCAATACTTCTGTGCCTTCTTTACGAGCTCTAGGTGTTTTACTCCAAGCAGGTTGTCCTTGTACATGGAACCATTCTTTGGAACAATAGGGAATGAAACCACAACATCTGTACCATTGGCTGACCATACTGATTCTTCAACCATAAATGGATTTGATCTTACAATGGCTTGTGTAATTTCAGATTCCTTGTTCATCTGAATGTTTCTTATGTACATTGGAGAATGTTCGGCATGAATACCTGAAGCAGTCTGCAATAATACGGAAGCATTACCACTTGGTTTAACGCAAGTAGTGCGAGCAGCAGGATTAATACCAATAATGGCGGCAACTTCTTTGTTGACTTTTTTGACAATATTAGCTCCTTTTTTAAGAATTTTAGTGTCGAACAGGATATCTGGGTTATTCATCCAGCCTGTGATTGACACCCCAAGGAGAGCTTCACGGTCAAAGATCTTTTTGGATATATCAGAGATGAATTTAAAGTCTGTATATCCGGCTTGTAAAGTACCGAGGATAGATGCTGCGCGGCATGCCTTATAGAAATCTTCCTCGGTAACACATTTCCCTCCGTTGATTTCTGTAAGGTTACAACCTTGCCAACCTGATTCCCCTTCGTACTGTGGGAACATACCAATCTCAACACAGGGATTTGTCGTGTGTTCCTTTGATGTAGTAAAATAAAATCCTGGCTCTCCGAATGATTTAACCGAGTCCATGATCTTTGCAAACATCTCAGGCGTGGCATCATCACGAACAATCACTGCAGAGTTATTTGATCTACCTCTCTGTGGATTATCCATAAACCAGTTACCAGTCTTTGCGTTCATCATCTCGTCATCTTCTGGTGAGAATAAGCAAATTGTAGCACTACGACGGACACCACCTGACAGCACTGCATCTGCTGCGTGCATACAGATATCATATACGGTAATCGGACGTAGTTTAATAGAATCTTTCTGATCAATCACAAGACCTTGAAGCATATGCTCAATTTTGTCTAATGATTTACGAAGCCCTTCAGGTCCTGGTGCCTTAAATCCACCAGATATTTTAGCACCCTTTGGGCGAATTTGTGATAAGTCAAAGAATACACGGCGACCTTCATACTCTGGAAATTTACCACCACCCAAAAAGTATGATGACATCAACACATCAAGTGCAGATGCCCAACCTTCAATTGAGTCCTCTACAATGTACCCTTTGGCTTGTTTTGTCCGCTGTTGAATCTTTGGTAGTTTTGCAACATGGTGTTCCTGTACAGAAAACCCTGCACCTGCACCACAAAGCAAAATATAAAAGAACTCACCAAAGAATGCTGGCCGGTCTGCATAGGATGATGTACAGTTGTACATACGCATCTGATGCTTCTTCAGTTGTTCTCCTCCAAACTGCAATGCACGTTGTGCACCAAGGACTCTTTGCTCCTTATATGCAATTCTGGCTTCTTCTAAATATTTACTTAATTTTTCTGTATGCTCTGAGTAATTTTCCTCATGCATGGATAGCACACGGTCAACTGCTTCACCCCAAGTCTCATATCTATTCTCTTCGTCAATGTAACGAGAATAGCCATCATAGAATTTAGTCTCGGATAAAAACGCGCGTGTGTCTGCAAACCGATTTTGCATAATGCGAATTCCTTTTTATGATTGTTTTAGATAGTGATATTATATATCAAATGGAGGACTTTGTAAACCCTTATTTGTTATTTTTTACATAATATTTTTTTATCATTTCAATCTGATCATCATACTTTGCAACCTGCTCAAGTTCCATCTCGATTGCTTCTATGATGTCTGGGTGCTCACCTACACCAGCGGGATTAGTTAAATATACTTCAATGTTTGCAAGGTGTTTGTTGACATGACCTTGCGCATGCGAAACAACAGCTTTAATTAATGTTTCTCTCATTTTCTAATTCCTCAATTCTTTTTTCAAGTTCATCAATTTTCTTTGTGACGTATGGATACTTCTTTCTCCATGCATCTGTGGGTTGTTCTAACCACGTCCAACCATAACGTTCAACCAGATAATCAAGAGTCTGATCTAATTTTGCATATGCCCATAGACCAGCTCTTGTATCCTTAAAATAAGCCAAGAAGGCAGCACCAATAAGTGAACCCCCTATAGCTGTATATATCCATAAGGTATCTTCAAACATTCTTTCAATCATTTACCCCTCCACGATGGTATAGTTAACATAATTTGTCATACTATGATCTTTAGCACCATCGAGTGCGCCGTCACGATACCCTCTCAAT